ATCCACGGCTTCTATAATTCTATGCGTCCACACTCTCATAATAATGGGCTTCCGCCCATTGCTGCTGAAGAGTTTGTCACTTAGTTCTCAACTTTTTTCTGTCTACTTTATTGACATTGGACCACTTCTGCCGTTCCGAATGTTTGCACAAGGTCTTTCACAAGTACAAGCACATCATCTTTCCCTTTCATCTGGTTAGCTCCTTTTCTTGGTATCTCGTTTTGCTCTTTCCTCTCTTATGCCCTGGATTCTGCCGCCGTCATAAATAGCACCTAATACGAGGAGACTTTCCAACGAGCTTTCATAACTGCTTATTGCACTATATGCCCGTTGTATTGCAATAGCTCTCTCGACGCTGCCGACTGTTCCAGCTCTTTTGAAGAGCTTTGCTACTTCCTCTGCGCTTATCAATAACGGCGCTGTTGTTTTACTAATCATATTTCTTTTACCCTCTCTCTAAGCGTTCTGTTATTCCATAGTGCAAAAACCTGAGCTACTGCTTCTGATTCGGTAACAGTGTGCCATGATTCACCCTTGCGCAATACGGAACATAAAAATCCGACTTTTCGAGTGTGTGCACCGCACTCCTTGCAGTAAGCCATTATTGCAGGGGTGTGGTAATAGTCGAGAGCATAAGAAACGACAGCTTCACCGCCGCAGCGAGGGCAGCGTTCAAGCTTTCCCGTACAATGCAGCACTCGACGGTTCTGTTCAATATCTTCGCTTATTTGCATTATGTATGACATTTTATATTTACCTCCGAAAATTTTTCTTGACATTTCGGAGCAGGTAATGTATAATAATATTGTTTTTGGTGACCTGCTCCGAGTAGGTTCCTTTGTCCGCTGGTACTGTGAATACTAGCGGACTTTTTATTTTTCATCATTGTGTTGACTCGCTTTTTCACGTTGGTCACGTCCTGCAACGTACTTAATCTGCACTATGTGGTCACGTGCCTTTTCTTCGATACGTCCTGCAATTGCTTTGTTAATAGTCTTAAGCACGTCAATGTGAAACTCCGATGAGATAATCGTCGTTTTTCCGCTGATATACCGTGCGTTAATAACTTCATACGCAAATGACTTCAACTGTGATTTTGTTTTTGCTTCAACGTCTTTCAGAAAATCGTCAATATACAGAACGTCGCAATCCTGGTAATCTTGAAGCCGTTTTTTGTATTCTTCCTTGAATTGCAGACTCTGAAGCTCATGCAGCAGATTGAACCAGACTACATAGTGGACTTCACGACCGATGTTGATAAGCCTGGAACATATCGCCGTACAAAGGTGCGTTTTACCGCATCCAGACTGACCGCCGATATAGAACCATTTTCCTGTATGGCTCTCCCTCAGAAACAAAAGTGCTTTAGCTTTGGCTTTCTTCTGCCATTCCTCATCGGTGTTGAAGCTGTCAAAGGTCTGGCGCTTTGCCTGTTCTGCCAGTCCACTCCGTTGCAGAGCATGTATAGAACGACGCTTTGTCATGCAGTCACATTCAACAATATGACTGTTGCACTCTGAATCAAGCTCTTGTATGTAACCTTTGTTCTTGCACTCTGAGCACTCAACGCCTGTCCCGTCATCTTCGCCCTTGCTTTCGTTGAACCACCTGCACTGTTGAAGCAGATACTCTCTGTAATCCGTGCAAGGTGTCGGGCTTATAATCGGCGGTGCTTCATCCGGATTTAATATTTCAATATTATTTTTCAAAAACTTTTCCACTTCCTTTTCAACTTCCTTTTCAACTTCAATTTCTGATTTCTCCCTATATTCTAAATATACTTGTATAATAACAATAGAATACAAAATTGAAACTGAAATAGAATATATTATTTTCTCTTTTATTTTTGTATGAATAGAACGTATAATATCTTATATCTATTCTCTAATATCTAATATCTAATATCTATGTCACCTTTTGTGACGCTTCGGGTGACGCTTCGGGTGACGCTTCGGGTGACGCTTCGGGTGACGCTTCGGGTGACGCTTCGGGTGACGCTTCGGGTGACGCTTCACGCTTCTTCTTGTTAGCTTTATAGCGTTTTTGTCGTTGAGCATGACTATCAGCATTCTCACTTCCAACCATTTTATCATAGTTATAAATTCGGAGAATCCCGCTATTATCAAATTCATAAATAAGCCCTAACTTTTTGAAGAGTTCAAGCGCAGCAGTTACTGTTGAAGAAGCGAAATACTTTGTGTCTCTGACAATCTTCTCAACGTCGTACGGGATTATCATTTCACCGATTTTCGTTGAAAGTTCCCCATTATTGTTTGCTGTTCTCAGACACAGCATCTCATAAAGCACTATGTATTCACAGCCACGCTTCTGAGACAATATGTATTCGATTGTTTCTTCGTTGAAAAAATCTGTCCTGAGCTTTATCCAGTAATATCTTGAATTATCAGCCATTATCCTTTTTTCACCTCACTCTCTCCGAAGATAGCACGTGCACCAAAGCGGTCAACCAGAAACGCTGCTATCTTCTCTGCAGGAATATCCGCATACTCTGCATCAACCATTACATATTCGCCGTTAATCTTCTGCATTGTTGCTGATACCGGAACACGGCAGATGTTTTTGTTTCTCTCCATTCTTCATACCTCGCTTTCTCTCAGCAGCTCTTCAATGTCACACTCCAGAGCCTCACAGAGCTTAGCTGCTGTATTAATCTGACATGAGCCGCATTTCTTAATTCTGGCTAAGCTTTGCTTTGAGACTCCGCTTTCTTTTTGAAGCTGCCCCACTGACATATGTTTTCTAACCATTTGAATTTCGAGTTTGTGCTTGTCAATCTTCATATTATCACCTCTTCTTTCCGCCGTTCCGTTTCGGTGCGGTTTATTATATAATAGCACCATTTTGGAACGCTGTCAAGTGTTTTTTGAAAATTTTTTTGCGAAAGTGTTCCATTTTAGTTCAGAATATGCTATAATACAACTGAGGTGATGAAAAATGGCATTAGGTGAAAATATAAAGCTTGCTCGCCAATATAAAGGCTATACACAAAAAGAGCTTGCTGAAAGACTTAACGTTTCAGTTATGACAATCCGCAGATTTGAAAACAATACAAGAGAACCTAAGTTAGAAATGATAAATAGAATTGCTGCAATTCTTGAAGTGAGCAGAGAGCATTTGTTTGATGATTATAGTGCCACAAATCATCCTGATTGGGTGAAAGAAACATTAGGCACTAATTTCAACATTGCAGAAGATGTGAAATTACATCCTGAACGATATACGGCAGAAAGAGATCCCGAAACAGGACAAATTGTTTTATATAGATTTAACAAGCGTATAGAATTATTACAAGCCCTTTTCTATAAACTAAACGAAAAAGGACAGGAAAAAGCGATTGAACGTGTTGAGGAATTAACAGAGATTCAAAAATACACAGATAAAAGCAAGTAACCCTCTCACGCTTTCAGAATCAAACGCTAACAGCGGTTTGAACAATTCATAGTATAATTACACCACGAAAATCAAGAGGGCAAATAAACGCAATTTAAAGCTTGTTTTGTTATTGTAGCCGTGAATGGAGTGAAACCAATATGAAAAACGCTGTAATATATGCTCGGTTCTCCTCTGACCTGCAGAGGGAAGAGAGTATAGACGCTCAGCTCAGAGCTTGCAGAGAGTACGCAGCACACAAAGAACTGAATATAATCGGCGTATACGCTGATGAAGCCGTCAGCGGCAGAACTGTGCAGCGTTCACAATACCAGAAGCTGCTCAGAGACTGCCAGAAAGGCGGCTTTGATATTATCCTCATACACAAATACGACCGAATCGGGCGCAATCTGGGTGAGCACGTGAATCTGACAGCGAAGCTTGACAAGCTTGGGGTACAGCTCATAGCCGTTTCACAAGATTTCGGAAATACTGCCGAAGCAAAAATCATGCGCTCTCTGATGTGGTCGCTCTCAGAGTACTACGTTGACAATCTGGCGAATGAAACGAGAAAAGGCTTGAAGGAGAACGCACTGAAAGGTCTGCACAATGGCGGTGTGGCTCCGTTCGGGTACGATGTCCGGGACAAACGCTATGTAATCAACGAGCTCGAAGCTGAATATGTGCGCCGTATCTTCGATGCAGCTCTTCATCGGCAAGGCTTCAAGAACATCATCGAGGAGCTATCAGAACGAGGAATAACGGGCAAGCGTGGAAAGCCTATAAAATACAGTCAGATATATGAAATGCTCCGTAACGAGAAATACACGGGCGTTTATGCCTATTCCGTAGAGGAAGAAAAGGACCGTGCAAGCCGTAGGAGTAAGCCGAATGCGATAAAAATAGAAAACGCCCTGCCGATAATCATCGACAAGGCGGTATTTGAAGAGGTGCAAAAGATTATGAACGACAGAAAACAAACAGGAAAGAAAAACGGTTATCTGTGCAGCGGTCTTGTTTACTGTGAATGTGGCTCCAAAATGCATGGTATGAAGTCAGAACGTAAAGGTCATACGTACTTCTATTTCGGATGCTCAAAAAGGTGCGGAGCTCCGTCAATACGTATGGAAGAGATTGACAACGCTGCTATAAAGTATCTGCATGAGCTGCTCAATAAAGAGAATCAAGAAAGAATCAGCAAGGAGCTCAGAGCCTACAAAGGCGGCGAACGTGAACGTCTGGAGGACTTCAACGCTATTCTGAAAAAGAAAATAGTAGAAAAAGAGCAGCGTTACAACAATCTTCTGTCAAATCTTGCAACAGGTGCGTTGCCTGCTCTGGTTGTTTCCGATATTGGAAAAGAAATGGAAGCTCTGAAAGCTGAAATTGAGTGCTTGAAGCATACAGAACCGCCCAAAGATTACAGCGTCGAAACTATCCGCAATTGGTTAGAATCCTTGAAAGCTGCTCCCGATGAGGCAGCGGTACGCCTTCTTGTTGAACGTATAGACATAAAAAACAAAACCGTCTTTAACATACAAAGTACATTAAAAACGGTCTTGGGTGAAATTGGTTGCGGCGGCTGGATTTGAACCAACGACCTTCGGGTTATGAGGGACTATTGTTAATATATTAAACTTGCCTAATCTTATCTGTTTAGAGGAGTTTACGGCTATATTTCGTGGTTTGTATTTTAGTGCGTTCCTCAGCTTCCCCACCGTGATATGCTCAGAAGCAAGGTTTTGGGGTCAGTTTTGGGGTAGAAAAAATGAGGTTCAAATCACATGAATATTTGAGTAAAATTCCGATTATATTTCTATTTTATCTCTTACCATCATTAGTGCATAGCCGAGTAAATTCTGACCTTTCCATTTTGCACGATTGAGTCTATCAGAATCTGTCATTGAAAGTCCTATTCCCCATATTTTATCCTTGATTGCACACTCAGCTAATATATCGTCTTTTGTAT